CCCGAAGCGCCCGAAGCGCCCGAAGCGCCCGAAGCGCCCGAAGCGCCCGAAGCGCCCGCTGCAGCTGAACCTGCCGCCCCGGCTGTCCAGGCCGAGAAGCCTGCAGGCGGTAAGAGAGGCGGTAAGTAAATGGCCATTGAGCTTGTCACTCTGGAGCAGGCAAAGGCCCATCTGCGTGTCACGCATGCCCATGAAGACAGCGATATCCAGCTCAAGCTCAATGCCGCTACTCGGATGGCCTTGGCATTCCTGGATCGTGATGTCTTCTCCACGCAGGCCGAGCTGGACGCTGCTGTAGCTGCGGGTACTGCTCGGCCATGCCCGCTCCTGGCAGCGGATGACGATATGGACATGGTCCGGGCCGGCATCCTGCTGACGTTGGGCGATCTATTTGCCAACCGCGAAGAGGTCGTGACTGGGACTATCACTTCGCAGTTGCCTACGGGCGCCAAAGCATGTTTGCTGCCTCTGCGCCGCATGGGAGCTTGATCATGGCTTGTGCTGATTGCGAAGCCCGCCGGCAGTGGATGCTGAAGTGGGGGAAAGAGAGTTTGAATCGTGCGAAACAAATCCTCGGTATCGCTGACGCGCCAGCTCCTGCAGAGCCAGCAGCAGCTGGTGATGGAGATGCGGGATCAGACGCAAGCCTTCAACCGCCTGGCCCAGTCGATTGAGCAGCTGGCCGAAGTCATTGCGCTGGACTACGCAGAGCAGGATCTACCCACCAATGTGGGTCTTGATGGGAGGTCGCTCGGATGATTCGCGCTGGCTCTCTTAATCATCTGCTCAGTTTGCAGCGGCGGCAGACCGGCCGGGATCCGGACACGGGTGCGGTGATCAATGAGGCCTGGATAGAGATCGGAAAGCTCTGGGCCAGTATTGAGCCCCTGAGCGTTCGGGCATTCATTGCCGCTGCTGCAGCCCAGAGTGAGATATCGGCCCACATCGTCACGTACCGCGATCCGCGCGTGAAACGCGGCATGCGCTTTGTCGGCGATGACGGCAGCATCTACAGCATCGCGGCAGCTCTTCCTGATAAGAAGAACGGCCAAGAGTATCAGACCCACCCAGTCAGCGAGGGCGTGAACGATGGCAAATGACGTCCAATTCACTCTGAGCGGCGCTGAAGATCTGCGCAAGCGCTTGCTCGCATTGCCGCGTGAGCTGCAGCTAAAGCCTGGACGGTCTGCACTTGGTAAGTCCGCCAGCCTGGTGCGCAGGCAAGCCAAGATCAATGCAGAGAGCATTGATGATGCTGAAACGGGCCGCAAGATCTCGGACAACATCATTCAACGATTCCGCAGCCGCTACTACAAGCGCACCGGCGACCTGATGATCAGTGTGGGCGTCGGCACTGAAAAGGGCCGCATCCCGAAGGGGAACCCCGACACAGGACCCAAGGGCAACACCCCGCACTGGCATCTGATTGAGGTTGGCACTGAGGTGGCAAAGCCTCAGCCGTTTATGGTGCCGGCAGCGCAGGCCACGGCAGAGCAGGCGATCAGTTTGTTCGGCACCGAGCTGGACAAGCAGATCACCAAGATTGTGAGCAAGTTGAAATGACAGTGCCCTTTTACCGTGTGGCGAAGGCGTCACCTGCTGTGCTTGCCGTGCTTGGTGACCCGGAGCCTCGTATCTACCCCTGGGGCGAAAACGACGATGAAGAGCGTGTCTACCCCTATGTGACGTACCGCACTGACTTGCTGCCCGACAACGTGCTGGCCGGCCGTGCATGCGCCGATGAGGGGCAGCTCTCAATCGACATCTGGGCAGAGTCTGACCAATCAGCCAAGGCGGTGCGGGATGCCCTGCGCAACGCGATTGAGCTGAACTGCTACATCAACACCATTCGCGACATGGGGCGTGACCCCTCAACGCGGACCTACCGCATCAGCCTGGACGTGAGCTGGTGGGTTCGCCGTACCTGATTTTTTTACTCATCCCGCCAAGCGCGGAAACCACCGAAAGGAACCGCCATGCCTATGTTGCCCCAAGGCACGCAACTCTATGTGCTCGTGCCCAAAGATGCAGGCGCTGCTGAAGTCATCAAAATTGACTGTGCGCTGACCATCGATACCGGCGAGGACGAACTTGCTGAGCACGAAGACACTTGCCTGGAGGAGATGGAGTCGACATCCACATTTCCCGGCTTGACCACTCCTGGTGATGCGACGTTCACGGTGCGCATCAATCCCGCTAATCCTGGGCATGTCAAGCTCTGGGCCTTGTTCAAGGCGCGTACCCGAGTGCTGTGGGCAATGGGCTGGGGCGACGGTGTGGACGTCGATCCTACCGCTCCTGCGGCAGCTGGTGAAGATTGGGAGCTGCCTTTGACACGTACCTGGAGTACTTGGCGCGGCCACATCTCTGCCATGAACTTCACCGGCTTTGAAGCGGGTGGCGCACCTGTGCAGGGCTCTATCAAGATCAAGCGCTCCACCGCAACGGAATGGCTGGTCAAGGGGCGTGCAGCATGAACATTCAAGACCTGATGGAAAAGGGCGGCTTTGTCGATACCGCGCCCGTCCACAAGGAAATCAAGTGGTTGGGCCAGGACGGAACGGTCCACATCGACCATATTTGGGTTGTGCGTCAGGCTTTCGGCGTGATGGAAAGCTTCTCCGGTAAGGGAGAGCCTGACCGCAGTCAGGGTGCCAAGATGATCAGCCTCTCTGTCCGTTTGGGCATTGAAAAGCCCTCTGAGCAGCTGACCTATGACCAGGCATACAACCTTTGGCCCGCGCTGGCCTGGGCCATGGTGATGGCCATTAATGAGGTCAATGCCCCAAAAAACTCTCAGCCGCCGATGAATTCCTCCACGAGCTCGTCCTCGCAGGCATCGGCGGCTGGACAGTTGCGCAAGCCAAGGCGAACCTCAGCTACGAAGAAGTCCTCGCGTGGCAAGAGTACCGGCGGCTCCACGGCCCATTGACTCTTGCCAAGCACATAGCCAATGCAGGGGCCACGGTGTCGCTCACTGTCAGCAGCACTGTGCCCCGCAAGCGTGGCAGCAAGGCACCCCAATTCGCTGACTTCCTGCCTCAATGGGGTCAGAGGTCAGCAAATGACGCGGTGCTTACCCTTGAGGAGGCTATGAAGCTTCTTTAACCTGCAGCATGCCGCCTTCGGGCGGCCTTTTTTATGGGCGCTTGAAACATGGCACGGCAACTTGGCACACTGACTATCGATCTGATCGCCAAAATCGGTGGCTTTGTCAAAGGCATGACCGATGCTGAGCGCGCCGCAGATCGCAAGTCCCGAGAGATGGAGCAAAAGCTCAAGGCTCGGGCTCAAAGCGTAGAAAAGGCATGGGCCGGTATTGGCACGGTACTCACTGCAACCATCGCGGGAATCAGCGTTACAGGGGCGGTGCAAGGGGTAGTCAACCTGGCCAAGGAAACGGCCAATGCTGCCAAAGAGGTTGAGACGCTGTCGCGTATCTCTGGAACGTCTACCACTCGCTTTCAAGAGCTGGCCTACGGTGCACAGCAGGTTGGCGTGAGTGGCGAGAAGATGGCCGACATCTTCAAGGATGTGCAGGACAAGTTTGGGGACTTTGCGCAAACCGGCGGCGGCGAGATGAAGGACTTCTTCGAGAAGATCGCTCCCAAGGTCGGGGTTACTATCGACCAGTTCCGCAAACTCTCCGGTGCTGATGCCTTGCAGCTGTACTACAACAGCTTGGCCAAGGCCAACCTGTCCCAGCAGGACATGGTTTTCTACCTGGAGGCGGTGGCCAATGATGCTACGGCCTTGCAGCCTTTGCTGCAAAACAACGGCAAAGCCTGGAATGAGCTGGCTGTCGAGGCGCAAAAATATGGCCTGGTGCTCAATCAGGACGCGCTGGCGGCCAGTGCTGCATATCGTGATGAGACACGCAAACTTGAAGCCAATCTGCAGGGCATCAAGAATGCTGTGGCTGTGGAGGTGCTTCCAGCGCTTACTCAGCTCAATAGCCAACTAGCTGATGAAAGCACGCGGCAGGCCTTTGCAACGCTCATGAGCTGGGTTGTCGATCTGACCAATGTGGTAGTGAAAGCTTCCGCCAATATCGTCGCTTTCATCAACACGAAAAACAAGCTTGGTGCGCTTCTTGGAACGGATGACTTCGGCAAGATGAAGGCTTCCGCATCGGAGGCCTCTGCCCATGTCGAACGTTTGACCGGCACACTGGAGCGTCACCAGGAAGCTCTCAGCAGAGATCCGGGGAATGCGCGGCTGCAGCGTAATGTAAGCAAGACGCGCGATCTGCTTTTTCAGGCGCAGAACGCGGCAGTGGATGCATCGGATGCCCTGAAGAACTGGGCAAATCAAAAGGATGTTCAAGTCCCTAAGGTTGAGCTCCCGGAGCCTCCGAAGCCCAAAGGGCCCTACTCCCCAGTAACGCCGCCGAAACCTGATGGAGGCAAAGGCAAGTCTCAAGCCGAAAAAGATCAGGAGGCCGCAGAAAAGTTCTTGCAGTCCTTGCGAGATCAGGCTTTCAAGATTGAGGAGAGATCGGCATACGAGCAGCTCTTCTACGATATACAAAGCAAAAGCTTGAAGCTCTCAGAGTCTCAGCTCAGCAAAGCGACTGGCCTTGCAACGGCCATCGATATGTCCAAGGAGGCAGAGCGCCAGCGTGCGGTCGAAGTGGAGCGCAGCAATGTGCTCTACGAGGCGCAGAACCGTCTGATCGCCAAAGAGCAGCAGCTGCAGCTGGAGCTTCTGACCTACGGGATGGGCGATAAGTCTGCCGCAGAGCTGCGCGAAAAGATCTCGCTGATGCAGCAGCACCAGGCAGAGCTGAGAAAGCTGCAGCAGGATCAGGCCAGCGCAGTCATCGGTGCCGACACTGAGAAAGAGCGTCAACGCATCCAGGCCGCGTTTGCTGAGCGTATTCGGATCACGCAGACCGCCCAGCAGCAGGAGCTGCAGCTATATGAAGACTTCCTGCAGCAAAAGCGCGAACGTGAGGGCAATTGGCTGCTTGGTGCTCAGTCCGGTCTGGCGACCTATCTGGAAAACGCCCGCGACATGTACTCGCAGGCGCAGGGGATCGCGTCCAGGGCCTTCACTGGAATGGAAGACATGCTGGTCAACTTCGTCAAGACCGGCAAGATGGATGTGGGGAGCCTCTTCGCTTCGATTGGCGAAGAAGTGCTGCGCATGCTGATCCGTATGGGCATTCAGATGGTGGCCAATAAGCTGCTGGGCGATACGTTGCAGGCGGCCGGCGTAGCCACTTCTGTGGCTGCTGGTGCTGCGACTGCTGCAGCTTGGGCGCCTGCTGCTGCCATGGCTTCGCTCGCATCGTTTGGTGCGAATGCGGCGCCTGCCAGCGCTGGCATTGCCAGCACGGTGGCCCTGAGCCAAGGCCTGGCAATGATCCCTGGCTTTGACCAGGGTGGCTATACCGGCCCTGGTGCACGGCTGCAGATCGCGGGCTGGGTGCATGCGGGCGAGGGCGTTCTCAATCAGGACGACATGGCCGCGCTTGGTGGGCCTGCAGCATTCGAGGCCTTCCGGCGGGGCCTGCACGGCATGCCTGGCTATGCCAATGGGGGTGTTGTCGGTGCGCCGCGTATTGCGACGCGTGCCGACTATGCCGCACAGCTTGCAGGCAGCGCACCCATCGTCAATGTCATCGAGGACGCCAGCAAGGCCGGCCAGATCGAGCAGACGCAGAACGCTGATGGCAGCTACAGCACCAACGTGTTTGTTCGCAATATCCGCAATGGCGGCGACGAAGCAACTGCGCTTGAGACGACTTACGGGCTGACACGCCGAGGACGATAGATGGCACTTACTTCAAACATTGACTGGCCGCAGGGATTCCCCTGCGTGCTGCGTGAAGGGCATACGACGCGGCATGCCAGCCCGTTGTTGCGCACCAGCATGGCATCGGGCCGGGCGCGGCAGCGCCGCAAATTCACCAGCGTGCCCAGTGTGCACACGTGTGCATGGCTGATGACGCAAGCGCAAGCGCAGGCTTTCGAGGCATGGTTTGCCGAGAAGCTGGTCGATGGCGTGGAGTGGTTCAACATGCCGCTCAGGACGCCCATGGGGTCGGGAAAGCTGCTTTGCCGATTCATGGACATGTATGAAGGCCCCAACCTGGTGGGGATCGACCGCTGGCAGATCTCCGCTCCGATTGAGGTTTGGGCGCGGCCTTTGCTGCCGCCTGGCTGGGGCTTGCTGCCGGAGCTGGTGATCGGCTCCAGCATCATCGACCGGGCCGTGAATCAAGAATGGCCGGAGGGATAGTCATGGCAACCAGTACAGCCTTGAAGCTGCTCTATGCCGGTGACGATGTGACGACCGTGCGCATCTGTACGCTGGACATTGAGCTGCCGGGTGGCGAGCACATACGCCTTGCCCACAGCTATGAGGACCTCACGCTCGGGGTGGATGGGGTGCCGCAAGTCTTTGAGGCCTGCGGCCTGGAGATCTCCCTGCCGGAGCGCAGCACCATCGGAAATCAGTCTCTGCGCTTTGGCCTGGGGGTGGTCGATGGTCGGGCGCATCGCTTGATCAGTGACGCACTCGACTCTGGCCAGCCCTCGTATGTGGTCTACCGCGAGTATCTGTCGGACGACACATCGGCGCCGGCGGCCGCTCCCAAGCGCATGCTGATCCAGGGGGGCGATCTGAATAGCAACGTCCTGCAGGTCGAGGGCAGCTACTTCGATCTGCTCAACCTGGCTTGGCCGCGTGATCGCTACACGGCGGACAAGGCGCCTGGCGTCAAGTACCAATGAGGCAGTTCCTGCAGACGCGCTATGTGCGCGGCGGGCGTGGCCCCGTGGACTACGACTGCTGGGGCCTGGTGCGCGATGCGCGCTCGGCGCTGTTTGGCCGGGCCTTGCTGCCGACCCTGAAGGATGCTAGGCCGGGTGAGCTGCGCGGCATCACGCGCGCGGTTGACCAGGTCATAGCCCTGCATGGCTTCACACAGTGCGCCCCTCGGGTGGGCGCGGTTGCCACGGCCTGGAGGGCCAGCCTGTGCGTGCATGTGGGGCTGGTGGTCGAGGTGGACGGCCAGTTGCGAATACTCGAAACCGATGAGCCCGGTGGGCCTTGTCTGACTGCTCTCAACCGATTTCAGGCCCGCTACACGCTGGTTTTGTTTTATGACGATCAAGATTTACCCCGGACAGATGCCGAGCCAGCCTGTGGAGTCGCACCCATGGGCGGGCACGATTGCGGACTGGTTTGAGGCGGTTGGCATTGACTATGCGGCGCGCGAGATCCAGCCCATCACGCTCCACCTGAATGGCGTGCTGCTGCCGGTGGAGGCCTGGGCCGAGACGGTGATCAGCAATGAAGACCAGGTTGATATTCGCCCCATCCCGCACGGCGGAGTCTTCAAGCTGGTGGGCAGCATCTTTAACTTCTTCTTTGGCTGGCTGCTCCCGTCGACCAGCAATCAGCGCTACGACACGCCTCAGGGCAAGCAGCTGAGTTCGGCCGAGGGCAAGGCCAACACGGCGAAGCTCAACGGCGTAGTGCCGGAGCTGGTGGGCCAGTTCATCCGCTACCCGGACTATCTGACCCCGCCGCGCCGCTACTTCAGCACGCCGCGTGAGCAATGGCTGGAGATGCTGCTCTGTGTCGGCCCCGGTCAGTACCAGATCGACCCGGCCACGGTCAAGATCGGCAACACGCCGCTGAGCACGCTGGAAGGCGCTGAGTTCACGGTGCACGGCCCTGGCGCCGACATCGGCGGCATCACCCAGCATGAAAACTGGTACAGCTGCCCGGAGGTAGGAGGCACCAGCGCCGGCACGGCGGGGCTTGAGCTGAGCGCCATTGACTCGGGCAACGTCAATCCCACGGGCAGCAGCTATGCGCTCAACGGCTCGCAGATCACGGCCGATGTGGACTGGCCCAATGCCTGGGGCTCTGGCACTGCCATGTCTCTGATGTTTGAGCAGGATGTGACTGTGGGCACGGTGTTGCCACCGGGCGAAGAGGGCGGCTCCTACAACATCTTCACTGCGGACTGGCGCGAGATTGCGCCATCTCTGTGGATGCTGCTCACCGCATCCGGTGCGCTTACGGGTTCGCTGCGTGTGGAGTCCGTCGACGGCAACACGATTACCTTGGCTGAAGCGGTCAGTGATGGCGACGGGGGCTATACCTATAGGCGCATCAGCCACCTGCCCGAGGGGGTCATATCGTTGGCAGTGTGCCGGGCCGGGCGTACCTACACGGCGACGGCAGTGGCCGGCCAGGTGCTGACGGTGGCGCCCAGTGAAGGCGGTAGCTGGGCGGGTTTTGCGCCGCGCACGGTGCCAGCGGCAAAGGCCAGCTTTACCGTGCAGGCCGATACCGTCTACGGTGAGCAGGCTGGTCCCTTTGTAAGCTGCCCGGCTGCCGAGGTCTCGAGCACGCTGGAGGTGGACATCTTCTTCAGCCAAGGCCTGTGCTATGTCTCCGACAAGGGAGAAGTGCAGGGCAGATCCGTGGGGGTGGAGATCCAGTACCGGGACTACGCCGTCGGCGGTGCTTGGCAGAGTGTGGTCAAGTGGTACACCGATGCCACCATGGACCAGATCGGCTACACCGAGCGCATCGCCTTGCCCTATGCCATGCGGCCGCAGGTGCGAGTGAGGCGAAGGGGGGCCAAGAGCACTAGCACGCAGGTGCACGATGAGGTGCAGTGGTACGCCATGCGCACCCGGCTGCCTACGCGCACCAGCTACCCGGACTGGACCACGCTGAGTGTGCGTGTGCGGGGCCTAGGCCAGATCGCAGCCAGGTCGGAGAACCAGGTCAACCTGGTGGCCACGCGCATGCTGCCAGTGCTGCAGGGCGATGGATCCTGGAGCGCAGAGCAGCCTACGAGGGATATCTCGGCCGCTCTGCGGCACATCAGCAGCACGGTGGGCTATGGGCTGGACAGCATCGAAATGGCCGAGCTGCAGCGCCTGCATGGGATCTGGATGGCTCGCGGTGAAACGGCAGACCATGTGTTTGACGAAACCACGGTGCTCGCCGCCCTGCAGGCGGTGCTGGCTGCCGGCATGGCCGAGCTGACGATTGATGACGGCCTGCTGCGCCCCGTGCGAGCTGGCGTGCGCACGGTCGAAGACGGTCATGCCTACAGCGCGCAGAACACCACGGAGGGCATTGCGCGGTCATTCAGCGGTATCCGTCCCGACGACAACGATGGCGTGGAGGTGGAGTTCAGCGACGCCGGCGACAACTGGAACACCAAGACGGTGAACTGTGTGCTGCCTGGCTCGCTGGGCATCAAGCTGGAAAAGCTCAAGGTGCTGGGGGTGACAGACCGCACGCGCGCCTGGCGCATCGGCATGCGCCGAGCCCGGCAGCTGCGCTATGAGCGCTGGACTTACAGCTTCACCACGGAGCTGGACGCGCTGAACAACAGCTACGGCGACTTTGTCAGCCTGGTGGATGACATCCCCGGCTTTGGCCAATCGGCCTTGCTCATCGAGATCAGCAATGCGAGCGGCCAGGCCCGGCTGGAGGTGACGGAACCGCTGCGCTGGGATGGAGCAGATCCGTATGTGGTGGCATTCCGCAGGGCTGACGGCACGCTGGCTGGGCCGTGGCCAGCAACTCAGGGTGCAAGCGCCTATGAAGTGCTGGCCCCGATCCCGGTGGGGGAGTGGCCGCAGATCAAGCTGCCGGAGCCGCCTCATGTGTATTTCGGGCCAGTCACCCGCTGGAGCTTCCCGGCCATCGTCAAGAAGGTCAGTCCCAGCGGCACCGATGGAGCCAGCGTGCAGTGCGTGAACTACGACGCGCGCATCTTTGACGACGACAACAACGCACCGCCACCGCTTTGAGTAGCCAGCCACCTGGCCATAGAGATCTTCAACACCCGCCCGCATGGTTCGCCCAGCGGGCTTTTTGTTTCTGTGAGGGCACATGACCACTTACAACACTCGCAATCCTCTGGGTAGCCAGGACCCGCGCGACTTGTTCGACAACGCGCAGAACATGGATCATGCCGCGAACTCTCGGACTTCCGAAGAGTGGACCGACCGTTTTGGGGAGTCGCGTAAGACATGGCATGGGATTGAGATGCAGGCTCAGATTGATATCGAGTCAGCCGTGTCAGCTGCGACAACTCAGTCTCAGGGCTTTCGAGATGAAGCGCGCGAGGCGCGTGATGATGCGAGGGCTTCTGCAGCAGCTATTGGCCCATTGGCGTTTTACGATACATATGCCTTGGCCTTGGCGAATTCTTCAGAAGAGAGAAGACTTGTTGAAGTTTCGCGGGATGAAACCGCTGATGGTGCGCGCACGCGATACTGGTCGGAAGCAGGAAGCCTTGAATTCGTTGTAAATCTCGATCAGCTTCGCATAGACATCACCCGACCTCTTGGAATCGACCCTGTGGGTGGGTTTGCATCGGTCGATGACATCGCTGAATACGTGGGCCACGCGACCTACGCACGTGTCAACGCTAGTGGCGAGTTTGGCTGGTATGCGGTGGACGCGGAAGACTCAACAAGCCCAGCAAACCGTGGTGCCGTAGTCGTCGATGCACGAGGAAGGAGATGGAAGCGTATCAACGCAGATTCCGTTACTCCAGAAATGTTTGGTCGTACTGATACACCAGCGCTAACGGCTCAGGCTTTTAATGCTGCTGCTGAATATTGCAGAGCGAGCGGTGCAATACTTAAAAAAGGAAGCACGAGCTACGTCCTTGGCGGCAATGTTGGTCTCAGATTCGTCGGAGTGGATTTCCGTGGATGCACGATAACTGTAAATGATGGGTATGTCTTGACAATTGGTGGATTGGCAAATAGCAACTTAAATCCACCACAGTTATTTGGGAATGTGAAGTGTCAAAGAATATGGAGCCTGAATCCAGCTGATTACCCTAATGCGCCTTTAAGAGTTATGGGTTCAAAATGTCAGACAATTGAAATTGGACGTGTTGACAGAATTTTGTTCTACATGAGCACGAATCCAGTTACATTCCCTGATGACGCATCATGCGCTTACTCAAAATTTTTTATAGACTTTGCTGTTGTTATTGACATTGATACTGACCCTGAATTTTCTAATGGGTCGCAACAAGACGGCCCTGGAAGCGCAAATCAATGGTTCAATGAGAATCAACTGTTCCTGGGCAGAAATATTGCGTTCATAATGCGAGGTAGCTACCCTCACAATAACAACCGCATTCACGGAGGCTGCTACGAGACTTCAAGTTCATTGATTGATTTGCAGGTTGGAAATAAAAACTGGTTCACCGATGTTCGCGGTGAAGGAGGTTTACAGATAAGATTCGGCCAAAATACACTTGCAAATATAATTGATGCAAACTGGTTTTCATCTGTTGCTCAGGTGTATGAGAGACCGCCAGCTGCCGGAAGTGTTGTGGATAATGGGAATTTGAACATTGTTCGTGATGTTCGCACACCAGTAACAGCATCGGATTGTGTAATGCTTGTTAGTACGCAAGACAAAGTGCACAATGGTCAGCCTGGAAACTACCCGTATAGATTGGCAACCCGAAAAGCGATACGGGGAATTCCTCGCACAACTGCACGAATCATCGCGGAGAGTGGGTATATTGGCGCCGAGAAAGGAGATTATTTTTTCTTTGAGATTACGCCTCAGTCTGGTATGAGTGCTTACTATGTTGCGAGAGTATATCTTTATGATGCTGAATTCAGATTAATAACGCCTGTATTAGAAGATATCGAATCCTCAGTGTTTGCATCGATAAATCCGACATTTATTCAAGGTACTGTAAACAGTCTGTCAAAGCATCATCGTATTGGTATTGTTAAGTCAAGTGTTCGCTACGTCAGATTTGAGATTTTGACAAGTGGAAGTGCTTTGCAGGATAACGCCGTCATCATCCAAGTTAATCGTGTTAGTCGCATGCCTGGAAGAGCCCGTCGAATTGTTATGGACTCAACGCGACTTGGATTAAGTGGGTTTGTCACGAGTGCCCCGACGCAGTTCATTGGTAGAGTTGGGGACATTGTTGCGGGGGCGAATGCGGATTACAGATGCGTTTACATGCTTGAAACAACGCTCAATGCAGGTGCTGCTGTAAATGCGGGTAGTGTGACGCTCGCATCCGTTTCGGTACCTGGGCTTGGTGCTATATCAAATGGTGATTTGATTGGTATAGATCTTGATGATGGGAATACACATTGGACTACAGTATCGTCTATAGCTGGTTTAGTGATAAACCTTAGTTCGCCAACGCCATCGAGCGCTTCTTCGGGATTGTCTGTATATATAGCTAGGCTATCAGCAAGATCATAAAAAAGGCCCGATCGGGCCTTTTTTATGAATTGAGTGCAATGTCTATTGCTTGTTTTGCCATTTCCTCAGTTTCCGCAACATGACCTTTAGGATCATCGAAAATGAAAATGTGTGTATTTCCTTTTGAGTTCCATCCTAATTCTATTTCCTTGTAATTTTCGGATATCTCTGTTGCTATAGCAGGGAAATGATTTTCGTAATGATGCGTGTCAAGTCTATTTTGAATAATTATTCTCTTTACGTTGGCCTTTGATGTTTTCTCTACTTTGAAGCTATCTGGATTTTCTTCTGATAAGTTTGGAAAGCAGAGCACTTTTAGTAGCTTTACCTGATCTTGATTTTCGTAGATGTTTATGTTTGTTTGAGGGTTGATTGCTACAGCCGTGCAATCTCCAATTAGTTCAGATATCTCTAAAGAAGAGTACCCTCCTGCTGAGGAACCCCATAAAACAATATTCCTTGATTCTATACCTAGCGTATCAGCCACTTCTTTAATGAAGTCTGCGATCAAATTTGGTAAGTTGTAATTTTCATTTCCTTTGCACCAGCCAATGCTTAGTTTTTCGCTGCAATTAAGAGTAGGGTCTGATATGCAAAGCACGTTACCAGGGAAGAGATTTTTTGCAGCCCAAGTGAATCGGTTAAAGAAAGGGAGTGTGACTGCTGATCTGGTGACAGCTGATGGGAGAATTACAAATAAATTAGGCTCGGATCCTGCATAGAAAATAGAAGGTATCTCGATATTTCCACTTTTTGCAACTATTGCAGGTGGTAGTGGTTTTTGGAGGTTTCCTAATTCTGAAATTTCGCTGCAGTAATAAAATGGAGGTGAGGTTTTCCCGATTTTTTCACCGGCTGGAAGCTTGATGAAGCCCGTAACTGTATAGTATCCTGGCTCATTATTGAGATTGAAACTGTATTCATTTTTAACTGAATACCATTCAACATGTATTTGTTTTCCATTTTTGTTTATATTGAAAGCAAATTCAGAGCCTTCTGGCAATATTTCATCTGAAACAACATTCGCGATTAAAAATCCATTTGATTCAATGACTTTTGTTCTTATTGAGATTTGGCTCATTAATAAATGCTCCTTTAAATTAATTGAAAAATTCGGAAATATTTATGATGGATGATCCGATTATCAGATATTTTCAGCTTGAAGCCTTGTTGGTAGGGCCTTTTCGTGGCCTTTTTTTAGTGATTTTTGGATGGGATGGCTATGGATAGCGACTAGGTCGACCGCCGAAAATCCTTCGCACTCTTGGCCGTTCATGGCCATTTCAGTTGTTCATGAAAATTTTCCGCTGACATGGGATCCGTAAACGCGCAGTTTCGCCGAGCTCTATGACGGCGCGACCATTGATTCCAATTCAAACCCACCGAGCCCGCTCTGTGCGGGCTTTTTTTCTGCCCGAGGGAGGGCAACAAATGGCAGAACCTGCATCGACCACGACGGCAGTGACCATCATCGGCGCCGCCGTCTCCACGCAAGTGCTCACGGCATTTGGGGTGCCGCTAGGGCTACGTGCTGACGTGCTGCTCGCCGGCTTTCTGGGCAGCCTGATCGCAATCATTTTGCTGAACACCGTGCCGGGCAGCAACGACACCTTGCGGGACATGGTGCGCTTGGCCTTTCGCCGCATGGCCGTGGCCGGAGCCAGCTCCCTCACGGCGGGCTATCTCACGCCGCTGGTGCTGTTGGTGGCCAACGTGCCTGAGTCCGTCCTGCTGTCGATGGCTTGCATTGTCGGGGCTGGCGCGCAGAGCTTTCTGCGGTCGTTCATTGGCAAGTACCTGCCGAAGCAGGGCCAGGCGGAAGGGGGCTGACCATGTTTTATCCCGTGATCACTTTGCTCAGCGTGCTGCACTGGCTCTGCGGCCTGGTCGTTGTGGCCGAGGCTCTCAACAAGCTGGAGCGCACTGCGCCCTGCAGGCCAGGGCTTGCCCCTCGCACTCGCCTGGTGGCCTGGCTCAAGGCCATCGCCTGGGCGCTGCTCGCTCTGGGCGGTGCGGGTGCCCTGGTAGCGCCATGGCTGCGGCCCACACCTCCAACCCTTGCCGATGTCTGCGTCATCGCAGGCTTCACTTTTCTCATCATTCGCACCCGTTTTAAGGAGGGTTGATTCATGAAGTTGACAGAACATTTCACCTTGGCCGAGCTGGTGGCCAGCAGCACCGCGCGCAGGCTCGGGCTGGACAACACGCCAACTGCGGATGCCCTGCAGCAACTGCACCGCACGGCCCAGATGCTGGAGCGCGTGCGCGCATTTCTCGGCGGCAAGGCAGTCATAGTCACCAGTGGCTATCGCAATCGCCAAGTGAATGCCGCAGTGGGTGGTGTGACATCGAGCGACCACGCGCAGGGCATGGCGGCCGATGTGAAGATCCCCGCTTACGGCACGCCCTATGAGGTGGCCAAGGCTCTGGCGCCGCAGATCAGCGCGCTGGGCATCGGGCAAATCATCTATGAAAGCGTGGGCGGCGCCCAGTGGGTGCACCTCTCTACGCGCATCCCGCTGCAGGCGGTCAATCGCGTGATCACGGTCCACGGCAAAACCACCTTGGTGGGGGTGCAGCAGGTATGACTACAAGCCAACGATTTGTAGTCCTGGTTGTCGCATTCATATTGAGTGGTCTTGTCAACGTGGGTGCCGTGCGTGAGGTGCTGAGGTTGCGCGATGCGCTGACCTTGGCCAAGTCCGATGCCGATCATGCGGCCGAGAAGGAGTCTCTAGCGCGCGCCAGTGCAGACGTGTGCACGCAGGCTGTCGAGGCTTTGCAGCTGGCCGGTGAAGGTCTCAAGCGCGAGCGCGACCAGGCGCGTGCACAAGCGGCTGCGGTCGCAGCTGGGCATAAGGCCCGCGCAGACAAGATCCTGAGCACGCCGGCTGCTGTGCCAGGCGATGCATGCGCAAGTGCACAGGCCCGAGTGGCTGAGCTGCTGGCGTCCCGGAAGTCTGGAGGAGGTCAGTAATGCGTCGTCTACCCCTACTCTCGGCTGCGCTGGCGGCCGCTGTCCTCCTGGCTGGTTGCGGTGCAGCGCCGCCGGCGAGGGTCGAGATTCAGCAGGTCAAGGTCGCCGTGCCTGTGCCCTGCGATGAAGCTGAGCCGGAGCGCCCCAATATGCCGACCGAGCAACTGCCGGCCGGTGCAGACGTGGATATGTACGTCCAAGCCGCCGGCGCCGAACTTGAGCGGCGCGAGGGCTACGAAACCGAGTTGCGAGCGGCCCTGGCCAACTGCAAGCGGCCGCTGCGCGCAGCAGAATAATGAAAGCCTCCCCTGGTGCTTCGGCACTGGGGGAGGCTTTTTTTGTTTGTGCTCTGTCCGGCGGCGGTGCTATGGCTCGCAGTCCTCGTAGATCCAGGCTTTCATTTCTGCGTACACGTCTGCACTGCGAAAGTCCAGGCACTGGGGGTGCTTTGACTGCAGATACTCATAAAACAGATGCATGGCCACGCCCATGGCCATGTAGTCCGATTCGGCCATCAGATCACTCCAGGCGTACCAATGGTCAATGATCGCGCTGCGCGCATCTTCACGTCGCATGATTTTTCTCCCCTGGGACGCATATCCATGCTTGTCTGATAAATCGCTGTGTGTATGAGCGACTGCCATTCAGCCTCATGCGGCCCTTATCGATGGCCACAAGATTGCAGCAGTTCAGTGGCTCGATGACGTCCTTGATACCTAGCGGAGCGCCGGGTTCTGGAAGTAGGTGCGCTTGGTTCTTGGGCATGCCGATGCCGGCCACCTTTGAATACATATGTAGCCATCCGTACGCGCCGCTCGCCTGCGCGACTTCAGGCGGCAGTCGCTGGCCGTCTTCGTACAGTTGATAGATAGTGCACCACATACTGTGCATTTATACAGTACGAAAAAGACCCGCACGCAACTATGCGCTTGGTGGGTGCAGGGTGATACGCGATTGATACAAGGGCTCGATATCTCAGTGCCTTGATACGAAATTGATACAGAGACTATTTTTTATCTCTGTAGTACTCCCATTGAACTACGGGGAGGGACGCTGGATTCTACCTGCGTTACCAGCCTGCTGATTTCAACCGACGTATTTATGCCGGCTCTGTGCGGTTGACTTCGACAGAGACGTGGGTGAGTTCTTCGTGCACCGACAGCAACTGGCGAATGTAGTCGGGGGTGACGTTGGCAGCGCCCTCGACTGCGATGATGCAGGCATAGTGATTCTTGCCCACGCGCCAGACATGAAGATCAGTGATGTTGACGGGCTGCGGGCCTTGCGCGATGGCATCACGTACCTCTTGTACGACGGGGGCGTCCATTTCGGCATCGAGCAGCACGCGGCTGCTATCGCGCAGCAGACTGAAGGCCCACGCAGCGACCATCACGGAGGCGACCAGGCCCATGACCGAATCCAGCCAGGCCAGGCCCAGCAGCATGCCGCCCAGCAGGGCTGCGATGGCCATGACCGATGTGGCCGCGTCTGCAATCACATGCAGATAGGCCGAGCGCAGGTTCAGATCGCCATGCGCATGGTCGTGTTCATGGTGATGATCGTGATGGGACTCATGGCCGTGGTGATGGTGATGACCATCCTTGAGCAGCCAGGCACAGACCAGGTTGACCAGCAGGCCAAGAGTGGCCACGCCTATGGCTTGCTGATAGTGAATGGCGGCAGGCGAGAGCAGGCGTTGTACCGACTCAAAAGCCATCAGGGCGGCAACCAGCAGCAGGCAGATGGCGCTGGTGTATCCCGCCAGGATTTCTATCTTCCAGGTGCCGAAACTGAAGCGCCTGTCATTGGCCAGCTTGCGGGCCGCGGCATAGGCGCTGACGGACAGGCCCAGTGCCAGAGCGTGTGAACTCATATGCCAGCCATCGGCCAGCAGGGCCATGGAGTTGAAGTAATAGCCGGCGGTGATTTCCAGCACCATCATGGCCAGCGTCAGCAGCATCGCCAGCTTGGCATTTTTTTCGCCCAGCGGATTGCCCTGGTCAAAGCTGTGGGAGTGTTGTCGGGACAGGGGGGAGTCGGTGTATGAGGTCAT